GGGTCTGCTGCGGGTGCAGGCTCTGGGTCTGCTGCTGGAACAGGGTCCGTTGCTGGCGGGTCCATTCCTAATTCTTTAAATAAATCATTTAATTCCATCTACCGTGTTTGTCCCCTTTCTACACGCTGGCGAGACGTGTTAGGTTAGTAAGTTATACGCACATTTAAAAGGCTGTGGAAACCTAATCTTACGATTAAACCTTACCACAGCCAACAAAATTTGTCAATACTTTTGTTAAATTATCCCATTCATATCAGGAGGAGTTCCCATAGGATTTTCCATTCCAACCGCTGGGATTGGTCCTTGTTCCATCATTGCTCCTTGACGCTTCTGGTCTAAGCCTGAAGCTGTGGCCATTATAGCATCATCAGGTGACATTCCTTTTTGAATAAGGTCAGCATAGCCAAATAGAACTTGAGAAACTTCCTCGATAGAATCTCTTTGTCTTTGAATACCCATTCGCTCTAGCATGTACTCTTTCATAGGAAGGTCTTGCATCATCAGCCATTCTTCTTCTGTGATAAGTTGAACAGAGGAACCTGATTGTTGATACTGCATTTGTTTTTCCATCAACATATTAGCCATTTGAGCTATACGTTGTTTGTTCTTTGGAAGTTCTGAAGATATATTAATGTCGTAATTAAAGACTATCTTCTTATCTATATCCTGGAATGGAACTTTAATTGTCTTATGTCTAGGTGAGTTAGGTTCCTGTACATAATAAGTTCTCTCAGGAGCGAACTCAAGCAAGTTTAAAAGGACAAGCTTAGTGAGTTGTTTTGTGTATGCCTCATATAAAGTTATCTTGGGCGTATCAATCATAGTAACTCTATTTAACATTTCTTCAGTTCCACCTGTGGTTATAATAGAACCTGTATCACGTCCAGTATATCTTCCATCAACTCCTGACACTGTTTCAATTCCAATCTGAAGGGATTGTTTAATTGTAGGTACAGCGTTAGAAGGCTGAGGAAATTCATGGTAGTGTACTGCTCTAGTTGCATCCCCACGAACTACAAAAGTTCTATCGGCCTCATCTCCGTGCTTAGAAAATGCGTCAATGTTTAAACCTGATTCAGACGATATAAATTTTGGAGGTCTTTGGTTTTTAAGTTCTGCGGTCAGAGCTATTGAATCCATTAAATTATAAGCAACATTGTTCGCAAATATCTGAGCGACAGGAGATGAGCCAACTAGTTTGCCTGCTGGTTCATTACAATACAGCAATGCGAAAGGAAAGATTGCAGGCTTTATCTTCTTAAAATATAGTATTTCACGACAATTAACTGTGTGAATCTCATACATATCATCACCATGCTTAACCCAAAAAACAACTAGAGTGTAATAGTCTTTAGTTGGAGTTTGCTGGTGTCTGTATTTAGGAGTGTCTAAAGTATCAGCTTCTCTTTCTTTAGCTTCAAACAATTCAAACTTTTCCTTATACTTAGGGTTCTTTCTGAAAACAGATTTATGAAAATCGTCATAAGTCATACAGTAGCCAGATGTTTCTAGTGATATTGCAAAAGGGTCCCTCATAAATTTAATAGGGTCTATATTTCTTACAGTTACATTACCTTGATGGAAGTCTTCTTTACTTCCCCCAGTCACTGTGTTATCCCATCCTACTTGAGTTACGCCTAAGTTAAGGAGAGCAGCACGTTCTCCAGCTTGGAATTGTCTGTAACCAATATCTTCTGTTCCCCACACATAGTCAAGTGCTAAGTTAAGGTTGTAAACAAGGTCTTTATCTTGTTCTGAAGTAGGCACTAGGCTGGCAGATTTCACAACAGTATACAGCGAAGCTAGAATGTTGTTCTTAACATAAGCTACAAAGTTAGTATCGGGTAATATCTGATAAGAAGGAAACTTCGCTCCTATAGCTTTCCATAGTTCTCCTGCGTCAGTGGCATCTAACAGACGCATCTTTTTATGAATAGGCCCGTATTGGGTCTTGCAAATATTGAAATACTCATCGAGCTGTTCAACCTTAATTGGACACTCGTCTTTTTTATTTTTCTCCGTCATCTGTTAAACCACCCCATTCCTTATTGAATTTTTCCATTATGTTTAAAGCATTTTCTTTCATTTCTTTAGCAATTTTGTCAGGGTCTTTTTCCTCTAAAACCGTAATTGGTGGGACTTCCGTCTTGTGAGTTATAATAATCTTGAGTGGCCTCCCAAGGAGCATAGACAAAGCTATTGTTGTAGTTACAATTAATATTAATATATCCATATTTAGTTGTTGCCTCCTCTAAATTTTGTATTGCACAGTCGTGGCAGATAAAATCATCAATGTCGAAATTAGGGCATTTTGGCATATCACCAACCTCCAAATTCATAAGAATAGTTTGAATCGGAATCTTCATCTTGTAAAACCCACATACTATATTCTTTTTGAATGTTACGTGTAGGCTTTGTGATGTCTTGTCCACGTTTGTCGTAGATTCCATATATAAGATTGTTTGGGTTTGCAGGCAGCTCCATTACTATCCATTCTAATGCTGAGATAGCATGGTCGTTTCCATCTATCGGTTTATCAGAGCGTCCTGTATCATCTAAAGTTCTAGGCTTAAATTTGTGTTCACGCAACTCCTTTATAAGCCCAACGCAACGGTCCATAATTCTAATACGCTTGGTTTCAAAATATGTGTTGAGCCTGTAAATTCGAGCGTCCATAGAAACATGTCCAGGTTTAAAAGCAATCCCGTATTCAAGGAAATGGTCTGAGAGAGATTTCTTATCATAGTCTCTTTTAGGTCCAGACTTAGGGTCAATCAATGGAGGACAAACATATCCTCCGATTGGGATATCTTTAGTTTCCTGAAAGAATATCTGAGATAATTCTTCAACCGAACGGTTGTTATTTCTAACCTCTTTATAGATATAGAGTAAGTTTTGTCTCTCATCTACAGCTCCAAATAGATAAACAGCATCATCTGCTAGCCCATAGTCAAAAGCTACAATTCGTTTCCAGTGTCTAGGAATTTCAAACGTTGGACAAACAGCCGTCATAGCTGAAGGATAAACCAAACCTTCAGCATAGCTGAAAGAACCATAAATATACCTGTTAACCCACCAAAGAGGCCTATTCTTCTTTAGGTCCTCAATAAAACCTTCAGGTAAGAACTGATTACATTCAGACGCAGTTATGTGAGAAGAAATAGCTGGGTCTGCTTCATCTTCTAAAACTGCGTAGTTATCTGCAATTCTTCCGTGTTTCTGGATATCGGAGGATTTCATAAGGACTTCTGACCGTATCCAGCCTGAATCAGGATTGGATTCTATTATTCCTTTTCTCCAATCTGCTTGAATCTCTGGGATTAAAACCCCTTCTTTAGTTTCACGATAAAGAATTTCTCCAGATTTATTCCGTTTTGGGAGAGTGGCAGCCAAGTTTCTGATACGAGACTTTAGCTGAATGAATGTCTCTCCTTTAACCTCCGATGCCTCCAAAATTATAAACATAGTAATATTCAAAGAACGTAGTTTGTCAGGGTCGTCGAAAGGTCTGAACATAAGTCGGTGGCCATTTTTAAAGTCAATGAATGACTTCTGAAGAGATATATATTCAACGAAATCTTTTGGAAGGTCGCTCTCGATATCTCTCTTTAGAGTCTGTTCATACTGAGAAGTTACGTTAGCTCCAACAATCGTCAACCCGTTTGGGGTTATGAAAAGGTGTTTATAAAATTCTTGCCTGGAGGTGTAAGTTTTTCCTGACCCATATCCCCCAGCGTTTAAAATAAATTTATGGGAGTCGTTATGTACGGCAGTCTGGTGTGCCTGAGGAACATAAGTGTTTATATAGGTGTTGCATTTTATACAGTTCCTCCAGAACTCCGACTCTCCCCCATTAATCGAGATTGAAGGTTCAGTTGGTTGTCCACAACGAGGGCAGATTGTAAAATCACGGGTTACTCTTTCGTTCTGCATAGGCCTTCTCAATCAATTCATTTTCTTTCTCTAGGATAGCTTGAGCTGTTAGGCCAGGTCTAAGCTCCAGCTCAGGGGCGAAGAACTCCAAAGTCCTGGAGAAAGCCTGGTTCATCTTGTCATAGAGGGAACCTTTCACTGATTCGAGGGCTTCTTCTGGGACATTCTTTAGAATTGTGTTGGCGTGGCCCAAAAGGGCAGTTTGGGTTATTTGAAGCATGTCCTCAAAATGGATTGGATTTTTCGTGGTTAGGGTCAGTTGGTTTTTGTCGTTAAGTTTGATTTTAATTTCGTTCATATTAGACCTCCTTTTAGGAAAATTTTAACATACCTTTTTAAATTTGTAAAGGGGTTTTAAAGGGGAGGGGCCCATCTTTTTTTATTGAAAATTTTATTGTTTTTATTAGAACAGAAAAAAAAGAAGAAGGGGATATATTTATATATCATACAGGGGTTATAAGGGGAATTTTAAACCCAACCCCCTATCGTATTATCCTTGAAGTGAAACGGATATTTTATTTAGTGTTCGTTATCTTATTAATAATACAAAGGAGATACACAATGAAAAACTTAGGAGAAAGAATCAAACAAGCAATCGCAAGAATCGAGGCAATGCAGGAAGAACTAGAGAGGAGGCTTAAAGAGTTAGAAGAAGTACAAATCGACGACTGTACACACAGAGACAACACGCACTGTACACTAAGAGTACAAACAAAGGAGGAAGAAGTAGAAGACTTACCACTATTCACTAAATCACAACTACAAGAAGCAGCAAGTTACCTATGGAGATATGCAATGGACCACAAAGAATATCTGCCTGAAGAAAACTACTACGAACCAGATTGGGATATATTAGATGCAGCATCTACACTACGCAGATATGTGTTAAAGGAAGTAGGAACTATAGAAGATATACAAGAAGCAATGGAACTATACACAACATTACAACAAACAAAGGAGACTGTACCATTTCATGATGACCCATTCACTGACAACGAAGACTATGGTATATTTGACGAATATGATTATGACCCAGATTACTCACCGATGATAGACATAGACGCTTACACATTCTAACACAATTGTATCCCTCAATAGGCAGAGCTGAAACTGCACAAACAACAGCACAAACTATAAAATAAAATAAAAAGGAGAAAACAAATGGATAACAATATTAAAGTACAATTAGTTGAAGACATGATTAATCCACTCACAGGAGAAATAATTATCCAAAAATACAGAGAACTGAGCCTAGATAGCATCACAGGTATCCTGAAAGTAGTTAGGGTATACGATGTGTATGACATCAGTGTCATGACATTAGAACCACTATTCAACCCAGTGACAAGAGAAAGAGTAATAGACCCAGGT